ACTTTGCTACCCGCTAGAGTATCCAAAGTAATATTTCCTTTTTTAATGTCTGATTTTATTTGAGTAAATTTGCTTTTACCCTTGTGCTTTTTATCCAAATATATTTTAAAATCTAATTCAGTAAAATTTTTAGCGTTTGGTATTTCTAATTGCTCACCATAAGTTTGTAAAATTTTCAATTCATTCTCATCTAAAGCAGATCTTATAAATTTTGTTTTCTTCCCCTGATACCCCTGTCTCCCTGGTCCAGGTTGCACGAGTTGTCCTTTTCGATAATCTTCACGACTCGTTTTCCACGGACCTTTTCTAAAATATTCATGTTCACGATCGGATAGTTCATCAAATTCTTCAGGCAATACTTCCATACCAGGAGTTATAGAACGAAACTCCAGTCTTCGTGCATAACGAGTAGGATCCTGCCCCCATTCCTTTAGGTCTTCAAGTTGTTGAATGATATTAGCCATTATTCTCCTAGCATACGAGCTACGCCGCCTGAAGCATAATCTGGATCTCGAAAACCTTCTTTTGTGCCTACGGATTTACTTTTTTTAGATACTGTCCCAGTTGCAAACTTTTCAACTTCACTAAAGTCAGAGACATGATCGCCATAAACCTCAGAAACACTTTCTTCAAATTTTACATTCTCTGGATGTCCTCCAGTAAATTCTGCTTCATCAACATAGAATTCATCTGTTGTTTTCATACCTGATTCTTGTATTTGTCCTGTCTTCGCTTTTTGAGGTTCAATCCATTCTCCTTTTCTCAAAACCAATCGAGCAGGCTGACCAAATTTACCATCTGGAAAACCATGCTTATCTAAACCTATATCAACGACAACATCTCCCGTATCCAAACTCTGCGTTACCATCACATCAGTCTTTGAGTCAGGAAGTACGGCCTTATGAACAATCTCCATATCCTTAGATGCATGGGTTTTAGAAATATCATCACCTTCTTTAACAACTCTTTCAACTAATCTCGGAAACCACGTTGGCATTCCTGGTGCAGTGCTTACTTTGACTGCTTCAACAGCTTTAAGGGCTTTCGGTGCAACTTTCGTCGTGCCTTTTCCAACAAATGGAAGCGCTGCAAGTCCCGCCATTAATTTCATAAAAGCTCTTCGGCCCATGCCTCCTCCTGCCATCTGTGCTCTTGGCATTCCACCAATTCCTTGTTGCATTCCACCAGGTCTTGGCATTCCACCAATTCCTTGTTGCATTTGGGATCCCATCCAAGGATTCTGTTGCAGGTGTGTTACCTGCTTTGTATCCTGCATGGGTCCTTGAGGCATTCCTCCAAGTTGAGGACCTTGAGGTAATCCCTGCGTAATTGCAGGTAGACCCGCTTTTCCTCCTCCTGAATATGAAACTCGTCCGCCATAGGCGTTTACTTTTCGATCTTTCATAATTAAATTCTTTTTAATATTTTCCATCTGAAGAATATCTTTGTCAATGTCCGTATATTTTTTAAGATGAGGAGGAAACATCTCCGTATCTTCTAAATGTTTCATTAAAAAATCCAGTCCTTCATCCTTCATTGCTTTGTTTTTTGCTTGTTGTTCAAGAATCTTTTTATCGTGTTTCAGTCGCCTAATCAAAAGATCAATTCCTTCAAGCTTTAGCTCATCCTCACCTGCTCTAAAAGCTTTCTGTGCAGGAGATCCCATAACCACTTTTTCCATGGATTTTTCTTCTGCAGACAGTTTAGGAAAAAATTTCTTAACAGGTTTGTCTTTCCCTTTAGAAATACCTTCTAAAATAGTTCTCCACATTCCTTTTAATCCCGCAGATCCGCCGAATATATATCCAGCTCGACCGCCTTCAGCGTGTGTTGTTGGATCTTTAATAGATTTAGTTATAATATTAAACGCTTCCTCTGAACCTTTCCCTACTTCTTTTAATTTTAAAAACTGATCCATCGTTGCTAAAACTTCCGCCTTTCTTTGTGGATTATCATCGATTAGAATTTTTTCTACAAGATCGTCTGTGATACCTGGGTATTTTTGTTGAATCATGGTTCTTTCATCTGTACCAGCCGCCATTAATTCAGTTAATTTTTGTTTTTGTTGATCAACTGGCATTGCCATTATTTCATCAACCTGTTGTTTAGTTAAAGTTGGAAACTGTGTCGTTAATTTTTCTCTATTTAAGGAAAAGCTATATGGTTTTTTAACTTTAGTTTCAACCGCTGCAAACGCTTCCTCTGGATTAACATCAAAATATTCTTCCAGACCTTCAGTTTTTCCTGTTTTTTGATAGTCGGTTACTTTCTTAGTCAAATTGTCGTGTTGAACTATTCTTTGCTTTTGATCCAAACCTTTCCATTTTCCTTTTCCTTGGCGAATGTCATTGGAAGCTTTGATAAATAATGCTTCTATAAATTTCTTTAAAGCTCCGCCACCTGCCATTGGAATTCTATCATCGTAAAAATCAGCCGCATAACTCGGTTCACCAATTAATGGCGCAATTCCGCCATAAGCGAACCCTGAAGGGTCCCAATCGCCTTTATCTCTAAAATCTTCAACTGTGTCTTTTTTCATTTTTTCTTCAAATCTACGAATTGCGGCCTTATTTTCCGCCATTTTCTGTTTTTGCCACATTTCTTTGTTAATTTGACCTTCTAAAACGTCTTTTTTTCGTCTTAAAGTTTCTGGAAGTGTTTTTGGCGCTTCTCCAAGCTTAACATCACCTGATTTCATCATTGCTTTAACTTTTTTAGACCCTGTAATGCCTTTTGGAAATGGAATAACGTCCGCGGTTCGTGATTGAACGTCTCTTGTTGGAATATCTTTGGAAAAATCCCAAATTCTTTGCCCTTTTGGACCCCCACTGATGTGAGGTCCTGCTATTAAATCATCAATTGTCGTTTTTGATGTAATACTGGGAATGCCTCCTTGTTCAGCCACCAATTCTCGCGCTCGCGATTTAAGCTGTTGCCATTCCATCGCGGTTCGCGGAGCACGGCCAAAGGACAGAAAAAATTGCCTAACAAGCTTTTGTAATATTTGATAAAACATTATTTTCTTCTCGTGCCAGTTTTAATAAATTCTTTAAATTTTCTAAGGTCTTTTTTCTTTTTACCTGCTTTTAACAAAACAGCCATTCCATCTCTGTCTACAACTTTAGATCCTGGTTTATAAAAAGGAGATTTTTGTATAGCGCCAGGAACATTAGTCGTTGCTCCAGTAAATTTTCCCTTATTTTTTCTAAACTCTTTTATTTGTGAAGCAGTGACATCTCTTCGATGTTGAGTTCTATGTATTCGATCCATTCTTGGATCAGTTGCCACATCTTCACCTGTAACACGTTGTCCTTTTCTTTTACGTTTTTTCCACTGTCTTATAATTTTTGGTTCTGCTCCAGCTCCTGGAAATTTTTTAGATTTTTTTAAACCCTTGATGGATTTTAAAACTGCTCCCATGCCTTTAGTTATTAGTGTCATTTAATAATACTCATGTTTTCTGGGCGCTGTTTTTGGATCGACGTAATCTTCAGGGTGCTTGATTAAACCTCCCTGTCTAAAGCGCATCACGGCTTGAGTCATACTATCCACTAAGTCGTCATGATCTCCGTATGGAAATGCCGCGCACTCTTCGATTACTTCTTCTGCAAATTTCTGATCTGGCGCCCATATCATTCCAGACTCGAAAAGCGGTGCAACGGAATTTACCCTTACATGCTTATCATTTCCTTTGCTTGGAGTAAAGTTAATAACTGGGATGTCCATCTGTCTTAATTCATAGGTCAGTGGAAGTCCTGAAGCCTTGGCTTCAATAATAACCGTCTCGGGTTGCCAGTATTTATACTGTTGAAGAGCTCTTCTCCTTAATTCTGGAAATTCATATCTTCCTTTAACAGCATCTAATAGTATCAGGTTTAAAGGACTGTCCTGATCAGGATAAAACATTCCCCAGGTCGTAATAGCACTAAAATCAGCAGATTCTTTCTTTAAAAAAGCAGTATCGTAGGATTGAATAACATGATGAAGCGGAGGAATAAAATCATCGGTATATTTACCCCACCATTCCCTTTTAATAAGCGCTCCTTCTTCCGAAGTAGGCTGTTGCATAAATTGGGCGTTCCATTTTTTAACTGGAAGCGTTGCTTTTACTTTTTCAAGTTCATCCAGGCTCCAATATTCAGGCCATACGGGTTTGGCCTTTGATTCGTGATCCATGATTGCTGGAAACTCAATCACGTCCCACTGATCACCCTTGACTTCCTTTTGAGCCTTCAAAAGCATCGCGGTCAAATCCTTCGTGGACCAACGGGTCATAACTAAAACAATCGAGGCCCCTGGTTGAAGACGTTGTCTGGGTCCTGAAGTGTACCATTCATAAGCACTCTCCAAAGCACCTTCAGACATTGCGTCCTGTTCCGAGTGAGGATCATCAATAATTAATAAGTCAGCACCCCGTCCAGTGATAGCACCGCCGACTCCAGCAGCGAAGTACTCGCCGCCTTGTGCTGTTTCCCACCTCCCAGCGGCCTTGGAATCCTCTTGAAGTCTTGTATCAAAAATTTTGTGATATTCTTCAGAGTCAATAAGGTGTTTGGCTTTACGACCAAACTTAATAGCGAGTTCTCCAGTGTGGGTTGCTTGAATGATTTTTAATTTTGGATTACGGCCCACCATCCACGCAGGTAATAAAAAAGATGCAAATTCTGATTTTGTATGACGAGGTGGCATATTAATAATTAGCCGCTTTAATTCCCCCGTAGATAATTTATTAAATTTTTCTGCAACGTGTCTATGATGAGACCCTTCTATAAAATCAGGCCACATACATTTAACAAAAGACAAAAAGTCATTCTTAGCTTTATTTTGAATTTGTTTTTCAGCGTGTAATACGCGAAGTTGTTTAAAAGTCCTTCTAATATCGGCGGGTAATTTACTAATATCGACGTTTAAATTCATATAAAAATTTTAAAATTTTTTTGCACTTCCCTATTTAAGTGTTAAAAATGTTTTTAACCCCGTTGCCTCTCTAAATCAAGGACTAAAGTAAAAGGAAATGGGACCCCTTTTTAAAAAAAGGGGGGTGGGTGGGCCCGAAAGCTTCAAGCTTATGGATAGAAGTAGGACCCGAATGAGATGTGTGATGTGGGAGAGTGGCGCGCGTTAGCGCGCCTGTTGGTATGCTAGATGATTAATCTTCCTTGGTCATCTATGTTTGTATCATCTTTCCATTGCTCGTAGGTTATTGGTCTACGTTCCTCGGTCAAATAATTGTAAGCATAATAAGTAGTAGGTGTATCGCTATCATAAGACCAAGTCCTACGATTAACCCACGCGTTATCTTGGTTTAATACTCTTGGCTCGGTTATTCTACCAAAATGATTTAATGCACGTTCACCATAAAGATTAACCCAATCATATTGACATTGCACTGAACACGCATTGCCATCAAGATAATAGAATCTAGAACGTCTGCGCGTTTCATTCCTCTTATTATCTTTCGGTCCACGTTTCCTGTCCTTAGTGTCATAGGTATGACACTTAGGACCTTGGCAATATCTAAGTTGGCTCATCTTATTCCACCTAACCAAAACATAACGAATAGATAAACAACAAAACCAATTATCATTATTGTTTCAGTTCTAGTCATGCAACCCTCACACTTGGATTGGTTGCATTTCTCCACTTGTTACCATTTTGATTTGGTGTTGCGTCTAAATCCCAATATATAAAAACATCATTTCCGTCTTTTGTATTAAAATGTTTGCCTTGCGTATCTGTGTTGGGTTTAGTCCATGTTCCACGTCTTGTAATTATCTTGCTATGTTTTTTAGCATAGTAAGTAATTAAGAACGTGTCATGATCTTCTACGAATTGTAGTATTTCTTGTGTTTGCATACTTATTTCTCCTTTATTGATTAAGGGATAATCCTACTACGAATTACCCCTTAATGTCAATAGTTAATTTAAACTATTTTGTGCTTTTTTTTGCTCGTATAATAACCTCGCTTTTATTTTATCCTCTCTTGTTTGTGTCTTATTTTTCATGCCCTCTAAAAAATCAGCACAGTTTTGAGGATTAAAGATTGCCAAGCCAGTAGAATTACATCTAATTATTTCAGCTTCATCAATCGGACATTTTGCTTTTGCACAAAAGTCCAATGCTTCATCAAGATATTTCCAAGATTTTAACCAAATCTTAATTTTACCAACTTGAGTTAAAACAGTTTCTATCCATTTTTGATGTGCCATTATTAATTGACCTTTAGCTGATTGCCAAAACATCAAGACTTTATATTCTTGTTCAGTACAACCAATTGAACGATCTCTACAATATTCCCGACCAATTAAATCAAGAACATAATCATTGTTCCACTCTTTCGCAAATGATGTTTGGTTATCACTTCCACCATTTAAGCCAAGATATTTTGCGTTTGCGTCATCAATTTTTGTCCAATGTGGATTTGATTGATTATCTTTTTGCTCAATATTAATATCAGGATTGCAACCCTCTCTACCTTTTAGTTCATCACGATACATGGCATAAGCAAAATCGTTGCGTCTGTTATCTTCCTCACCATTGATATTCCCATTTAATTTAAAATCAAAATGGTTTTCAATGTATTTATCTTTCATAACTATGTTGTCATTTTGGTCACGATCTTCGACCTGACCATAATACCCAGTATGAAAGCAACTATCTTTTGCAATAGTGTCCACGTTTTCAAACTTGTTTTGCAAATGATAAGCCATCTTAATATCTTCGGGTGTGTAATGTCGGCTTACAATTTGTTGCATAAGTTTCCATGTTTTATCTTGCAAAGGTTTCATGTTTTCACGCAATTGAAAAAATTTTTCTTTCTCTTGCGTGGTTTCTTGTTCAAGATGTACTCGCATACGATTTGCGATCTTATTACGATACTCTTGATTTAGTCTTATTCTTGACATTTTTTTTTCCTCTCTTTCTTTTTATTAATTTAAAAAAATCTTGGACTATTTGCTTTTGTTCTTTCCAAGAATATTTATTTTGCATAAATAAAGTTTTATATTATCTTGACAATACTGTCAATAGGGATTATATAGGAGTTAATTCTTTAAGATATTTTAGCATAGCTGAATGATGATAAAAGAATTAAAAGTTTCAAGCGGTTGTCTTTCAATTTATTGCATACTCAACCGCTTGAGCTCTGGTCCCTGATCCCTTGGGTTTTTAGTTTACTCACGAGGGATCTGGGATCAGAAATATGAACAAAGCTTAATTGCATTGCGGCTAGCCTATACAATGCAAAGGGGTTTGCTCATATGCGTTCTATAGTAAGCGCATATGGGTTAATATGAACAAGCTTAGAGCTCTGGTCCTATTAGTGGTCACTTCGCATGCGAAAACAATGTGATCGTGAAGAGGACCAGAGCTCCAAACTTCAAGCGGGCGGGTGGGCCCACGAGCTCCAAGCTGCAAGCCTTAAAAAGAACACAATTTAGAAGTAGAATAAAAATAGAAAGCGAGGAAAAAATGGAAGTAGAACAATTAAAAAGAATAGCAGACATTTTAGAAGAAATTCTAAAAATAGTTAAAAAAGATATGGGGGTCAAATGACATTTAAATTGCACATATTAAAACCTGATGGCGCTGTCTCGTCATATGATTATGAGAAGAAACCAACATTCAAGGATATGTATCAGCTGGTGGGCTGTGACATGCTTCAGCCTTCGACTGCCTATCTTCCGAAATATTCAAATCGGAAAGATGGATATGTTGAATTTTATATGGATGAAGAATTTCTTTTAAAAAATCCAGTGGCGCAGGTGAACTCAGCGGTGACGTCCGCGTGGTATAACTGGCAAGAAAAAACTGGTCATATGGCTCTGCCTGGATCCAGGATCCACGGTAACGTGGCAGTGATACAAAAATGCCAATAATTTGGAATACTGGGCTCGCTGCAGAGCGGGCCCGCGCAAGAGCCCAGCAAGACGCGGCCCAATTCAACCTGAAGTTGAAGTTAAAAAATAAAAAGAAAAAGAGAGCCCCAAGCACCAAGCTTCAAGCTCCAAGCCCCAGAATGGCCACAATTAAAGAGGATAATAAGATATGAAACTTAAAAAATTCTTAGATAAAAAAACTCCCAAAGAAGAAAAAATAAAAGTTCTGGAAAAAATGCTGCAGGCAGCTAAAGCCAATGGCGGGACTGTCAGCATCGCAGGCGCCAGAAACATTATAAAGGAACACAATGAAACAAGTAACACTCAAAGTAAATAACATAAGCACGGGCCAATGGTCCACGCTGCTTCTGGAGCTCAACCTGATTGCTAAGTCATGGAAAAAATTTGGAGTTAAAATCGAGCTTCAAGCTCCAAGCGTCAAGCGCATCCTAGAAGCGGGTATGAGCAACAAGCCGCAAGCTCCAAGCCCGCGCCTTAAAACGAACACATTTATATGATATAGGCGCAACTAGAAAGATATAATGTTAATAAAAGAAGCAAAAAAAATAACTGGAGGACTGAGCAAGCCAGGCAAGATGCCTGAGGGCTCATATAACCTGCCAGCGTCCGCATGCAAGACTGGCGCCAAGCTGCGCAAAATTGCAGGGACCCCGTGCCATGGTTGTTATGCCTTCAAGGGCCGTTATAACTTCAGCAATGTACAACAGGCGCTGCAACGGCGACTGGCCAGCCTGAACCATCCACAATGGGTGGAGGCCATGACTGTGCTTGTTAAAAAGAAAAAGCATTTTAGATGGCACGACTCAGGAGATATCCAAGGCGTCGCGCACCTTAAAAAAATTTATGAAGTCTGTAATAATACACCAGGGACCATGCACTGGCTGCCAACACAGGAGCGGCAATACCTGCCGCTGGAGGGCTCCACGTATCCAGACAACTTAACTATTAGACTAAGCAATTCAAAAAATAATACGAAGCCTGGGAAGGCCTGGACTCATTGGTCCACGGTTGTGGACTCAGGCGGCGACTGCCCCGCGTCGAAGCAAGGCAACCAATGCAAGAGCTGCAGACGCTGCTGGTCTAGAGACATAAAACATGTCACATATCCTAAACACTGAACCATGGAACATGGATCAAGATCCTCAGGCCCCAAGCGTCAAGCGCCCAGCTGATCGAGCTCCAAGCCGCAAGCATCAAGCCCCAAGCAACAAGCCTCAAGCTTAAAGCCACAAGCCACAAGCTCCCTGATCCGTGAGCCACGGAAAAGTTTCACGAGCCTCGGACCAAGGGCCTCGGCTATGATAAAAGTATTGTGTGGATGCGCTACATGGAACGCAATTTGGTGTGATGAAAATTTGATTTTATTCCCTGAAGTAACTTTTAATTCGACAGTGAAAAAAGTCCCAAAAGCATTGTAGCCCAATAGATCAGGAGTGCCAAGTAAGCTAAGGTTTTCAATCCTTGTCCAGATAATTCTGGGAGTTTTGGTCTTAAGTTTTTTATATAATTTAGCTTCTGGACCCATGTGTTTTTTAAGGGAACACTAGTAGTCATCTTTGAGTTTCGTGGGAATAATAAGTGGAGATTTTTTTTCAGTTTTCATAACCAATCTATGAGCAGAATGCTGTCGATTATGACCTATGATTGGAACAGCATGTTCATGCACTTCCATTCTTTTAATTTCATGTAAGAAACCATTTTGTTCAACCATAATAACTGCATTCGAAATGGCATTTCCCTGACGACTACCATCAGACTTGGCTTCAGTAAATTTAGATAAAAATTCTTGTAAGTCTTTAACTCTCACTATAATCCTGCTTTCCGCACGTCATCTATTTTTTTATCTAACGTGTTGTGCATCTTCTTATTCTCTTCCTCTAACTCTGTCAATCTTATTTGTAATTTTCCATTAAGTTTTTGATGAGACTCATTTACTTCAAGAGCATTTGCTAAACCTTCTTCGAGTTCTTTAATTCTTGCCTGAGCTTTTTTCATCTCAGGTGAATTCATACCTATGCCTTTGACAATAGTCATTTCGCCCTGAGCTTCTTGTCTAAGTTTATGTTCCTTCGCATACTTATCTTTCCACGTCTCTATCTGTAATGTTAAATCTAAATCTCCTCTATCTTCCTGTTCAAACAAGTGAGGCTCATCTTGTTCTGCTCCTTCTCTGTCTTTTCTCATTTCTCCCATAATACATTTACCTTCTTTCATATTGACTTTTTATCAATGTTACCCTAAATTGTCAACCATGGGAGTTCCAAAAAGATTAACAGACATGCAAATGAGATTTGCCGAATTTATAGTATTCGGTGGACCTGAAGGACCTATGACTCAATCCGAAGCAGCAATCGCTGCTGGATACAGTGCTCAAAGATCACGACAGGAAGGATCTGAACTAATGAATCCTAGACTCAGTCCATTGGTTGTCCAGTATGTTGGAACACTAAGAGAGGAAAGAATTAAGAAGCACCAAATTACTTATGATACTCACCTGGCTGAACTAGCTAGACTTAGAGAAGCTGCTTTGAAGAAGAGTAGTTTTTCTGCTGCTGTGAACGCTGAGACGAATCGAGGCAAAGCAGGAGGACTATACATAGAACGAAAAATAATAAAGCATGGGAAACTAGAAGATATGTCAGAAGAACAACTAGAAGCAAAGATGAAACAAATTTTAGACGATTACGCTCCAATTTTAAATATTACCCCCCAACCTGCAAAATTAACAAATAAGAAGCCAAAAGTGTCATCAAACAAAAAGCCCCAACAATAATCCTATCGAGATTCCACATTTAATTTTTCCAACCTAGTTATGCATCCTGTAGGAAAGACATTCCGATCTGAATAGGCCTCATCCTTTTCATCATAACTGGCAAAAGTCCAAATGAATTTTTTAGTTCTTTTATACATATACGCAAACGATACCATCTTAGAACATTCAAACTTATCAAACTCTTCGCGCGTGGCATGACCACCATCCGCAGTGATATCAACCCAAGAGATTTTATAGAAATAATATCTCTTCTTATTGATAATGACATGTCTATATTTTGATTTCTTCCTTTGCATATAGTACTAAATACCACAAAACAGGTTAGCATAAACACATTTATGGCCCGTACACCCCATTCAACGACGTTTTATACGTTTTATAAATTTGTAAAACGTCGTACATTTAGCTAGTAATACCAACACAAATCATCACTTTTAACGTTTTACACTCTATTTGAAATAAAAAAAATTTTAAATCAATTTCATGGCTATCAGTACTATGTGTAAAACGTAGTGCCTAATTTGTGCCATAATGATGCCTTAATGTTGCCATCTTTTCTGCAGCAAAAGCGACTTTAGCCAGTAGTTTATCGATATCGCCAGTTAGATCAAAGTGCCCTGGTACAACATCCCCTTTTAAAAGGGCGTCAATCTTAACCAATGCCTCATCTTGATCGGCTGCATAACGGGCTAGTAGAGCTTTCGTTACTCTTTCCCGTGTGGTGCCTGCTTCTCTTGTCATTTATCCTCCTTTGTGGATGCCAACTCAGCCTAGAAATTAAGGGTAATCCGCAAACTGAGTCAGCTTGTTACAGGATCCCATAAACCCTGATGATGTGCGGTCCCTAACTTTTAATTTTGTTCTCTTCGAATTTTGCTAAGAATTCCTTTTTATTTATTTCGTAATATTCATCTAATCTTTTTAAAAACTTATGCTTCCATTGTCGTAATTCAGGCCCTTGAAACTTGAATTCTTGCAAATATAGGTCAGGAGTACATACCATTATAATCCCTTGTTCAATACTAGAGCCATGAATATAGTCGTGGGCCATGGCATATGCAGCAATCTGCATATAATAGTCATCAATCCATTCTTTTCGCTTTGGACTATTTGCCTGTTTAAAATCTACAATTGTTTCCATTTCATTATGTATACACACCAGGTCCGTGCTCCCTGCATAAAGGCCAGGATAGTACAACGTTACTTCACTCCCGTAGTATTCATCAATAGGAAGTAAAGCATTTTCAATAATCTTTGTGGCCATGTCTTTTGCTTGTTGACCCAAAGACGTCAGGTCTTCGTACCCTTTCTGAAGAATAAAGGCTTCAATATACTTGTGCATAGAAGTCCCTCTCTTTGAAGCAACATTCTTAATCACTTCAGCCTGCTCTTCACCCACTTTAGCCTTCCATTTTTTGATGAATCCCTGGTCCTTGGTCCGTGATAAAATAGTCGTGACACTGGGTAGTTTCATACCCTTAACGTCATACGTTCTACTTCCCTCGTCATCGGACCTCGGAACATGGACATAATTATATCTGTCGTTCTTTTTCATTAAAAACTATTTTCTAGTTTTTCTTTTTTTAGTTTTCTTAGCTTTTTTCTTCTTAGTCTTAGCTTTAGCTTTTTTCTTTTTAGCCATAGTCGCCTCCTTTTTTAATCGGTTATAATACTCCTCGTTTTTAATAACAGGCATCATTTCTCTAGTTTTTTAATATCATTCAGTTCCTCGATGTCTTTAAAAGGAACCAAAGTGATCTTATCCTTTCTCCCGTCGCGTTGATAAACATGATAGGGTTTTTTTCCAATCGCGTACGAATTTTTTTTTAATTTTTCCTGGACAAAGTCCAAAAGTTCTTGTCGATTCACGGTTAGCCAACAGTTTTCTCTTTCAAAAACAATATAGTTTGCACCGCCTTTAAGCCAGCCAGGATTTCCCCTGACGTTAGTTCCTTCCACCCAGGCGCATTCGTCCTGTGGTTTAGAATCCCAACGATTGGTTTTCTTCATACCTTTAATGTCAAACTTAAGCGTCTTTCCGTTCAGGGATCCTTCTACATCCCAGTGTTCCTTGATATTCTGATAATCATTAGCCCATAGAATATTGCTCAAATGTCTTTGGGCAAAGGCTTGTTCAACAATTTTAGCTTTCCTTCTAAATTCTTCCCAACTCAGTGTAGCCTCTCTTTCTTGATATTGAAGGGTTTAACAGGTGCGTTTTTCATAACCTCCATCATTTCATCGTATTCTTCCTCGTTTAATTGAGTTTTATATATTCTTTGAGCAATCGCCATCATCGTTCCTGCAACCATTTCAGCAGGTTTTTGATGATCGTTCATGAGATGCATCGCATGCTCTAATAATTCTTCGTATATTTTTTTATGATCATCCATTTAAAGACTCCTTAAATTTTCCTTCCCACGCCCATGATCCGTGATGCCTGGTTGTGGATTCAATGTTCGCATAAATTTGAAAGTCATTTCCTCTCGCCAGTCGGCAGAAAGAAATATCCTCGCCAGTACTGTAGCCTTGGTCAAAGCCAAAGTCAAAGAAGTTATAGTAGAACTGATGACTCTCTCCTGCATCAGGAGCAGCTTTGTTTTTAATTTTTAAGTCTGAATGATTTTTTATAATTTTTTCGAATACGACACGATCAATGAGCATTAGACCCGTTGGTCCTGCTTCAATTTCCACCAGTCCTCCAGGAAGGAAAGGAATGTTTTTTGGATCTTTAAACTCAACGGTGTAGATAGGTCTAGCCAGTTCTTCCGCTTTCACTCTATAAGGAGTACAGATAATATCTTTTTTAGCAACCAACATTCTAATGACTGCTTCAGGTTCAAACTCTACATCTGAATCTATGAAGAGCAGGTACTGATATTGCGTGGTTAAAAATACAGATGTTAAATAATTTCTCGCTTGATGAATTAAAGGAGATTTCATCGTGTTGATGCCTATTGCAATTCCACTCTTACCCAGCTGTTGCACAAGGTTAACGACCGATAGCATCGTGTTGATTTTTACCGAATCATAACAAGGCATTCCTATAAAGACGCTAGGTTTTAATTGTGTGGACATTTTTTCTTTTTCCATTCTCTATATCCTTCGATCCATTCTTTGGATTTTATTTCTTCTGTTTTGTCTTTCGTTTCCCACTTGGTAATAATATCAGAAATCTGTTGGAAGGGATAGTTCCGAGCCACCATATCATTCCGATAGGCCTTAATTTCTTTTAATAATTTTTTTGTTTCTTCGTTCATACTTTATAAAATGTGTAGCTTACGGTTAATTCTTCTCCTTCTTTTATGTTTCTTAAAGTAACCAAATGCCATCGATCATTATTAAATTCAACTTTGACGCAATTAGCATCGTTAGAATGATTAATAAATCCACCAAGAGGCGTTCTAAATATTTCATCTTCCATAGTTACAGATGAATATTTGAGATGAGTCATACCAAGATTAGTTCCCTGGCCAATACTCTCTTTGGCAAATAGACCTAAGCCATTGATTCCACTCTCTTTAATTGTTAGGGAATCGGGTAAGGGTTTGTACATGTTTGTCATAAATATGTTTCTTTATACTTTTGTCTGTAGTGACGGTCGTTAAAAAATCTAATCCATTGTAAGCTTTAACAAAATTATTGTGACTTACAACTACACCTCCTGCGCTTGCAAGTAATGTTAAGTTAGTGCAACCGCTTGTTAAAATAATAATCATAGATAAAAGTATCAACTTCAGCTTGATCATAGTTTTTTATTTCTCCTTCGGATTCGCAAATCCAACACTGTTTCACCTGGGTTAGACCCTCGTTATCTACCACATTTAAATAACCATTACCACGGCAATTGTCACAAATTTTAGTGTGCTTGATAGGTACAATTAAATTTTTCATATTTCCTTTCTAGCTTTTGCTGCGTAGTAAGCATTTCCAGTTAAGCCTTTTTGTTTTTTTCGTTTTCTATATTTAGATGGAAAAGAGATAGGTTTATCTACGTTCCATCCATTTGCTTTTAAAATAAGTTTTCTTACTTTTTCTTTAACGTATTGAGGATTTCTTCCAGCCATTTCACAAACTTCTTTGAAATACTCTCCTCCATCTAAAAAGAAATGACGGGCTTGATCACGATTATATTTATAATACATATCGTGGGTCCTATTCATTTTTAAATTTAGGTTGAGGTGAGGTGCCTGTTGAAAGGCATCTAACAAAGCTCTACCTAGTACAGCAACCCAAAGGTCTCGTTCAGAAGACTTTACGCGATCTTCACCACTAGGTTCGTGTTTTTGGATGTAGTTTACCATTTAACTTTTTATCTTTCTCATTTGCTAACGCTTCCACAGTTTTACTTATAGATAATTTTGCGTCAGGCAATAATGTTTTGGACAGCCTGACCAATATGTTATAGGTGTCATGTGTAAGTGAAACGTTTCGATATTTACTAATGTCTGTCATGTTTTCTTTCCTTTTAATTTAATTTAGAATATAGGATTTTACGTAAAGAATGTCAAGATGAAATTTGTATTAATAATATGGGTATGTTCATTTTTAGGTCAAAATGCATGTTTACCCCCTATTGAATATCCTAAAATGTTTGATAGTTGGTATGAGTGTTCGCGTGCAGCGCATGTGGAATCGGCTAGGATTTTGTCCAAAATGGGGTATGCATATGTAAACAAACATCAAATAGGGATGAAATATCAGTGCAAACCCAGTTACACTTATTGACACATATAACCAATCATTAACTTACCGTCACGCGTGTAATTACCTTGTTGTTCTTTGGGACTAGTAGGGTCCAGGTTCCGTGAGGCGTAATACGTAGTATTTATTTCACGCCACTCTTCAGCTATATCACTGCATTGAACAATAGCTTCAGGTATCTTTAGCCATGAGCTTTTTGTTTTGAGCTCGATTTTTTCTACCCCGTTTGTGTTTAATAGGAGTATCACTACGATAACTTTCATACTGAGTTACAGCAGCTTTAATTGCTCGGTCTGTTTCTTTGTGGTTGGTGAATAGATTCTTTACCATTTACAAATGCTCTCACTTGTAGATTCCCATGTTTATTAAAATAAGAACACCATCCACTGAATTTAGGATACTTCAGCAATAAACTTTTAAATAGTTTTTTCCATCCCATTGCTTCCATATCTTCAGCTTCTCCGCCTTCTTTAGTTATTGTATATTTATATTTCATATTTCCTTTCAACATTAATATAGGTTTTCATAGGACTTATGTCAAGGGCTTAAAAAATTAAACTCTTCCTTGTCCAATATAAGGCTTATGGTGCTGTTTTTTATTGGGTCTTTTAGAATGACGTCCAGGTCGCTTGCGGTGTGTAGCTCTCTTATGGACATAACCAAAAGCCCTAGGCTTTCGGCTCATTCTTTAAGTCTCTCTTATTCTCAATCGGCAAATAGGCTATATGTCCATTGACATATTGTCTTGTTGTTTCATTACAATTAGAACATCTAAAATAATTAGAATGAAGACTTAATAATTGAGTAACTGCTAGACAGTAGGGACATCGTCCCCATTCAACGCGAACGTTTACTCCAAATACATCTTTACCAATCTCCTCGATGAGAGAGCTCAATTTCTCGTGAGGCACCGCGACCTTTACGGGTGTACGCTTTTTTGTTTCGGTACGTTTGGGGCTTGAAGTACCGAAGTATTTTTGCAATAGGATTTTTAGTTCTTTTAGAGTTAGCATTAGTATCTCGATTCCGCTTCATAACTGTCGCTCTCATATCCATGATCTAGTACTTCTAGAATACGTGTACGAGGAGCAGTTTGACCTTTTTCCTCTATGTATTCTACTCTTGCCTTAATATTATTGCCGCATTTAAATTGAACGCGCTCGGGCTGAATTGTTCTCTCGGCCACGCGCTTCGCCTTGAGGCAGTCGCTCATTGATTTTTGGTATGTATGCTCGACTAACTCTCCGTTCATAAAGAGAC